TCCGAAGCCAGCATGGGATGAATTGAAGCAGTCGATTCCTTTGATCCTCAGAACCGGGCATCTTAGAATGCGGCAAGACACCAAGCGATTGGCCAAGATCGAGTCGGTCACGAAGCAATTAGTCGAGGCCCTTGAGTTAGGGGCCTCGGTTGACACGGCAGCGGCCTACGGGGGCATCAAGCCCACTGAGTTTAGGGAATGGCTGGCCCTAGGCCATACACGCCCCAGATCGGTCTATGCAGCCTTTTTGGGTATCATCCAAACGGCCATTGCCAAGTGTGACATCCAAGACCTCCAAGTCGTCTCCAAAGCCGCCTCCGCAGGGGAATGGAAAGCCTCCATCGAGCGGTTGAAGCTCCGGGGGTTTGGGAACCAAGCCTTGACAGAGAAGAAGCCGGTCCAAGTTAAGATCGTCAATTATAACTTTGCCGCCCCCCCAAAGAAAGTCATCGCACAGACACTCGATTTGGACACTTTAGAATACACGATGGAAGAGCCCCATGCCATTGAGTATCGGGAAGAGTCAGAAGAGCTTTCAGAAGAATGTGAAGACCTTGATGCACGAGGGAAAATATCCTCAGAAGCAGGTGCTCGCCATCGCGTACTCGAAGCAACGGGAGGGGAAACCTCGTCGGAAACCGGCGAAAAAGAAGTAAAAGAACGACGTGGGTGATCTTAACAAAATGGTCTGCGACCGATGTAAGAAGTCTTTTTACGGTTATGTCTCTGGGATGTTTACCGCAGGATTTTATGTAAGAGATCCCTCTGGTGGGGGATGGGAAAAGTGGATGTTCCCAGAAGAGAAGATTGTATGTGATGTCTGTATGCAGGCTGATCCACGATATCTAGCCGTCTATGGACCTGTACCTAAACGAGAGGAATAAGTGATGGCATCAACAGTTGAAACCCTTGCACGGCAAAGCCCCGCACTCTATGATGCAGAGGCAGAAGTGAATGAAACATCTTGGTTTAAAGCCCTTGGTCGATACCGGGCCAAAGGAATGAGTGAGAAAGAAATTAGTAAACATCGGGCTGCCTATCAGCAAGGACAGGGTACGACAGCGGTTCAATCGCTTGCTTCAAATAGTAAAAAGAAAAAGTAATGATTCTGAGACAAGTTGAAGTGAAAGAGGCAATCTGCCCAACATGCAGGTATTTAGACCGCACTCTCCTACAGAGTGGGCAAGAAATCACACGCTGCCAGAAAAATGAAAACCTTAAACTTCAATTTGATCGGTATGCTCAAGAGTGTAGTATGTATGCTGAACGGATCACACGATGGGGGTTGTTCAAAAAGTGTTCTGCCGCCCTATTCGCACGGCTGAGAAAGAAATAAGTTGTGTTCGTCTCATCTCGCGTCACAGTCACTGATACACCAACTATAATTTTTTCTTCATCAGTAAGGCGACAGACAGTCATTGTGAGAAACCTTGACGCTACAGATATTATCAAACTTGGTGGTGGAGCCGTGACATATAATGTGAGTCCATCATCTGACGGATTTTCCTTACTTCCTGGTGAAGCAATGAGTTTTACATCCGACCAGTTTGTGAGAGAATCTAAAGCCGCATTATACGGAATTGCAGATACATCAGTCTCAGTGTTTGTTGAGGTTCTTTCTCATGATTCAACCAGCTAAGGAATAAAGAGATTCATGGAACTTATTCAGCCTTCTGGAAGTGGTGTTCCTGGTCCTGCGGGTCCTACTGGTCCCACCGGAGTGGCAGGTATTCCAGGCGCATTTGGGTTTGATGGGGCCGATGGTCTTGATGGCCAAGATGGTATCCCCGGTTTCCCTGGTTTGCAGGGGGTGCAAGGCCCTGCTGGGGCACCTGGATCTCCTGGTATATCCGGCCCTCCTGGTATTGATGCAGAAGAACAAGTCGAATCTGTGTTTGTCCAATCGAGCACCACCCAAGATCATTCAACGTTGACGGGACTCACTGCTGGAGATGACCACACTCAATATCAAAAAGAATCTGAAAAGAGTCAAGCAAGTGGATACGCTTCTTTGGGAAGTGGAGCACTTGTTCCAACGGCTGAATTAGGAACGGGATCAGCTAATGATACTGTGTTTCTTCGCGGGGATCAGACTTGGAATAATCCTATTCAGAATATTGGTGCTCGTGTTTATCATAATGCCGCCCAAGCGATTACAACTGCAACAATTACATATCTGAATTTTAACTCTGAACGGTACGATGTAGGAAATTTACACGATACTGTAACTAATAATTCTAGATTAACTGCTCCTGTAAGTGGAAAATACGTTATTACGACCTCTATTTTTTATGCATCAAACGCAACTGGCGTTCGATACCTTGCAATAGAGCATAATGGAACATTGACCATTGCGTTTGATACTCGTGGAGCGGTATCTGGGGATATAACAGGCATTACAATTAGTACGATTTATAACTTGTCGGCAGGTGATTATGTTCGAGTATGGGTATATCAAAACTCTGGGGGTAATCTTAATGTAAGTTCTACTGGTAATTCTAGTCCTGAATTTGCTATGGCTCTTGTTCAGCAAGCTGGAGCGGCGAGTTCTCTTCTTGATTTGTATCAAACGCCGTTTGAATCAGTGTATTCATGGGCCACAGATTTGAATGTCCTCGTGGCAGAACTCTCGACACAAGGGCTGGCCACAGGAACTTCTGGGACGGGGACGATCACTTACGCCTCATTTGTGAATACAAATTCTGGATTTGACCTTCATACAGGAACGACATCCGGTGGATATACTACACTATACGCCCAGTCAAATGATACGGCGCAACGAACCTTAGCATTAAGCACCGTACCTACTAAACTGAAATGGCGGTCTGCTCCGGTCGATACCAATTTAGTTCAGCGTATGGAATTGCTTGGGTTAGGAAGCAGTGTGGTCAACGGAACGGGCTATGCAACAGGCGGCGGCAGTTCGTTTGTCGGATTTCGTATTGACGTGACAGCAGCGAATACCAATCTCTTTGCAGTGACCAAGAATGCCGCAGTAGGAGAAACAGCCACCGATACGGGAATTCTGCAAGTGCTTGATGCTATGAATACATTTGAAATCATTGCAACATCGACATCTGTTCAATTTTGGATTGATGGGGTGTTGAAAGCGACCCATACCACCAATATTCCTACAGCAGCCATCGGCCCTATTTGGAGTTCCCGTAATAAAGAAAATGTGGCAAAAGGGACTCAAGTTGAATGGGTAAAATATTCCGGTCCACGGTCGTAAAGGGGCCAATCATGGCATTTAGCCTCATAGAATACGAACGATATAAAAAGGCTCAGAGAAAGATTGTTTTGGTTAAAGGAGGAACGAAGGTCTTTCTTCAACTTCAAACATTTAATGCGTGGACTGGCATCGAAGAAAGTCCCGAATTACAAGAAGTGGATTTGATCCTTCTTCAACGGGAAATTGATTCGTTGGCTGAGTCGTTGAATGCTCTTTTTCTTTTACAATCTGATTTACTCACTCTTTAAGGAGATAGTAATATGGCCCGTACACCAAAACGCCTTGTAGGACCAGCACTGATTGCAACAGGTCCGACCACAGTCTATACTGTCCCCGCACTCACGAAAACGATTCTTCGTCATGTGCATATCCAAAATCCTACGGGTTCTGCGGTCACGTATACACTCTCTATAGGAGCAGATGCTGCAGGCACTCGACTCTTTCAGACCTTTTCCATTCCCGCTGCGGCTGCGGGAGTGACTGATTCAGTGAGGGATCATTTTTGGTATCAAGTCATGGATGCGGCGGAGATTCTTACCGTGTCAGCGGGGACTAATAATGCGATCACCATTACAATTTCTGGTGATGAAATCACGCTAGGATAACGAAAATGAATAAGGAACAGGCAAGATATAACCTGACAATGGGGTTGGGTCGTTTTACGGCAGCTACAACGACTGGTGCCATTTTTGCCATGCGAAATGGTACGGCCAAAACTTTGAAGATTCATCGGATGGAACTTCAAGTAGGTTTTAGCGGGGCGGCGAATGCGGCAACCACACAGATTATCCAGTTGAAACGCTTTTCTGGCGCGACTCATTCTGGTGGGTCTTCACTACTGACGAGTGTGGTGAATAATTCGACACTCCTTCCTACTTCATCACTTCTTGATGCTCGTCAGGCGACGATCTCAGGCACTTCCCCACTTACCGATACAAGTGTTGTCTACGAAGCGGCCTGTCGTAATACCATATTACCACGTACACTTTCTGGCTTGTCGTCGATGGTGTGGTTTTCAGATATCCATGATGAATTGTCGTTACAGCCAAGTGAGGGTCTCGCGGTGTTTATCACGGAAACAGCGGTCGCTGGAGATTCGATTGTGGGGCTCGTGGGCTGGAGCGAAGACATCTCTCCATCTCGTTAAGGAGTGAATACTCATGCAACCAGAGGTTCCTATGTCTATGAATGACTACGATAAGCAAGAAAAAATGAAATCCCGTGCTCGGAAGAAACATCCGAAGATTGGCAAGCATGAGAAAATGGCTGAGGGTTTTCATGCCAAAGCCGATATGGACAGAGCGATGGGAGATATGCACAACGCCAAGGCTCGTGCGATGCTTTCTAAAGTGACGCAAGTGATGTCGAAATCGGAGAAATAATGCTACGTCGCATTCTTCTTGGTGTCATTTTTGGTCTTCTTCTCATCGGATGCGGGGCTAGTCAGAAATTGATGTTTGATGAACTGGGAATGCTCCATGCCCAAAATGAGAACTTGAAAAAGCAGGCTGATACCTATGCACAACTTATCGCGGAGAATCAACTCACTCTTGGGAAATTGATTGAAGAACATCATATCCTCGCAGATCAGGCGATTACAGATACGTGTAAACCCCGAGTCTTTTAATGGCACCACCACGACGGTCTATCCCCAGAGTTCAAAAGTTTGTGGAAGGGGACCTGACTCGAACGGCTGAGGTTCAAATCCCTTTTCGATTTACTCCACGGCCCTATCAGATTATCCCATTTAATGATCTCCAAAAGGGGATCAGACGTATTGGCCTCTGTTGGCATCGTCGTTCAGGAAAAGATAAAACATGCTGGAACTTATTGATTTCGGAAGCCTGCCGGAAAGTGGGGACCTACTTTTACGTCTTCCCCCTACTCAATCAGGCGCGCAAAGCGATTTGGCAGGCGAGGGGGAAGGACGGGATCAAGTTTCTCGACCATATTCCACCGGCCCTCATCGACGGGGAGCCGAAAGACACCGAAATGCTGGTGAAACTGTGGAACGGTTCGATTATTCAGTTATTAGGGTCTGATAATGCTGACGCCTACCGTGGAACCAATCCTATTGGTGTGGTATTTTCAGAATTTGCGTTCACCGACCCTAAAGTCTGGAACATGTTCCGACCAATCCTCGCGGAAAATGGTGGATTCGCCATCTTCAACTCAACCCCCTATGGAAAAAACCACTACTACGACCTAAAACAGAAAACAGAAGGCAATCCCCGATGGCATTGGACGACCCTGACCGTTGATGACACGTATAATGAAGAGGGTAATTCCGTCGTCACACAGGACATGATCGAAGAAGATCGTCTGTCGGGGATGGAGGAAGAATTTCTTCAACAAGAGTATTATTGCTCCTTCACCGGGAGCATGATTGGCAGCTATTATGGCCGGTTGGTGGAAGAAGCGGAGCGTGAAGGTCGAATTGGACTCTCAACCCAATATGATCCCACTCTTCCAGTTCACACTTCGTGGGATATTGGGACACGAGATACGACTGCTATTTGGTTTTATCAAAAGAAAAATCGTAGTATCTATTTCATCGACTATTTTGAGGATTCTGGTGAAGGTGTCGAGCATTACATCAAGCACCTCTACCAACAGAAATACACTTATGCGAAGAACTATACTCCCCACGATATCAAGAAGCGAGACTTCTCAACTGGAAAAAGTGCGATCACGGTGGCGGAAACGTTGACAAGCAAACCTGGATTCTTCACCGTTGTTCCTGTGATGCCGATTGACGTGGGGATTCAGGCAGTTCGTTCGATCTTTCCACGATGCTTCTTTAATTCGATTAAGGTTAAACGCGGCATTGACGCTCTGAAAGATTATCATAAAAAGTGGGATGCGGAACGAAAGATTTTCTCCACGTCCCCAGACCATTCGTGGTCGTCTCACGCAGCAGATGCGTTTAGAATCTTTGCAACAAGTTTTGAAGAGCCCCTTGTCTCTTCTGGTGAAGTTCACCGACGGCGGTCTTCTCGTGCGGGATCGCCTGGATCTGATTGGATGCGGCGTTAAAAATGGTTGAAGACGTTGATGCCTCGATGTCTGGTCGAAGAAATCCCTTCCTCACGAAGGCGTTAAAACGCCTGAAACGAGCGGCTGAAACTGACCGTCACAATCGGGATGCTTTCCAGCAGGATATGAAGTTCTTTCTTGGAATGGATCAGTGGGATGCTGCCATTAAGACAGAACGGGACAATGACGGTCGTCCTTCATTAACACTCAATCAGCTTCCTCGATTCGTCGATCAAGTTGTTGGAGATATCAGGCTTAATTGCCCCCGCATTAAGACTCGCCCAGAATCAAAAGATGCCACGGTCGAGATGGCCAAGATTTATGATGGGATCATCAAGAACATCGAGTATCGCTCCGACGCGGAGACGATCTATGATAACGCCGCAGAGTCTATGGTGGCTGGGGGACTCGGCGCATGGAGAGTCACCACCAAATACTCTGATACGGACACTTTTGAGCAAGAGATTGCGATTGAATGGATTCCAAACCCGCTGAGTGTCTATTTTGATCCCCGTCCTTTTGATCTTGATAAGATGTTCGCAGACTGGTGTTTTGTTACCGAATGGCTGAGCCGTGAAGACTTTATCGAACGCTATCCTGATATGGACCTGTCTTCTCTCCCTGATGTCGGATCGGGGGACACAGAGGGGTGGTTCGAGAGGGATAAAGTCAAAATTGCTGAATACTGGATTCGGGAAGCGATTGTCAAAAAGATTGTCCAGCTTTCAGACGGGACGGTCTTGGATGAAGACAAAGCCAAAGATCGCCTTGAGCAAGAAAAAGCCAAGTCGTCGATGATTGCCTTGACGACTCCTGGTGCTCCATTGCCGCCAGAAGTCTCTGTGGTATCAGAGCGCATGGTCAATTCCTATCGGATCAAGCGATATATCATTTGCGGATCAGGCATTC